CCTTCTTTTCCATCCTAACCTCCTTTCCCATTTCGGCCCTCTCGTCTCGCGCTGTCTTGTTCGTGCCAGTCTCGACGCCACTGCTCTTCTCTCAGTCTTGATTGTGGGTTCCGTTCATAGCCACGCCCCGTATTACATTCATGGTGAAGTTGCCCTTGGCGGCACCTGCGACGGACTCCATAGCCATGGACATATCAATGCCCATAACGGATGCCATGTCTGCCGCTCTCTGCATGGCCTGAGTGGTCAGATCCAGACTTTTCTGCTGATCCAGACCACTGCCCTGGAACAGAGCGCCCATCTTATTGGCGGTTGCCAGATATTCACTCTGGGACAGGCCAAGGTTACGGTAGGCATCTTCGCCTGCCTTCTGGATTTCTGCTGCATAGTCACCAAAGACGGCAACCGAGCCGCCCAGGTTCTGTTCCAGCTCACCGAACTGCTGTACGACTTCCGTACCCAGCTTGATGGCGGCAGCACCAGCGGCAACCACAACAGTACCCATGGCGGTGCCGACTGTTTTCAGGACCGTACCCAGGCTCTTGAACTTGTCGCTGGACTTTTCTGCTGCATCGGCGGACTCTTCCAGTTCTTTGCCAAGGTCATCTGCTTCGTCTGTGGTCTGAGCCATTTCTCGCTCCATATCATTCAGAGCAGCCTCGGCATTATTCAGCTGGATCTGCCACTGCTGGGTACGGCGATCATTCTCACCGAAGGACTCCGTGGCATTTTGCAGCGCCTTACGCAGCATTTCGATTTTTTCCTTCTGCTGATCGATCTCCTTTGCAAGCACCTTGTGCTTTGCTGCCAGAGCCTCGGTAGAAGAATCATTTTTATCAAACTGGGAGGAGACCAGCTTCATTTCGGAACCCAGAACCTTGAAGGACTGGTTGATCTCAGAGAGGGCTTTCTTAAACTCCTTCTCACCCTCCAGACCAATTTTTAAGCCGAAGGTATCAGCCACGCTGCCACCTCCTTCTTAGATGCCGGGTGGGATGATCTCGTCAATAAAGACCTCCCGTTTGGGCTTTGCGATACCGTTATATTGCTTATGGCACTCCCAGAGATCCAGGAGCAAGCCAAACGGCATCAACCAAACCTCATCCCAGGATAGATGAAGCTGGCCGATGCCGTAATAAAGAAGTCGAGTAAATAACTCTCCGTCACTTACTCGACTACCGCGTTTTTTGTGTCTGCCTCGCTTTCGATGTTCCGCTTCGTACCCTTCAGCAGACATTCCGTGATGGCATTCTTGAAGTCACCCAGCTCCACAGGGGTGGTCAGCAACTCCACCATTTCCTCCGTTAGCAGGGGACGGCGGGAGTCGGGATTCCTGAGGTTGTGAATCAGAAGGCTCTGATTTGCCAGCAGAGTGATGAGCCAGACGATTTCGGAGATCGCCAGTTCGAAGTTCTCAGACTTCATCAGCTTATCGCCCAAGTTCTCCAGCCCCCCATACCGGGCGGCGATATCTTTTGTGGCCTTGGTGGTGAGAATAAGGGCATACTCTTCGCCGCCGATAGTGATCACGGCACTACGCTCCATATCCATGAATCAGATCCTCCTTAAGCATCAGTGGGTGCGGCTGCACCATAGGTGGGTTCGTACACTTCGTTATACCAGTTGGTGATAACGGTGGCAGTGACATCAGCGTCACCCTCGGTTACTTCTGCCTTCCAGGGGTGCTTGCCGGAGTCATCAGGCTTGGTTCGCCGCATAATCGTACCTTCGATGGTGGGTGTGGAGAAGGTGATGCTGTCACCCTTGGTAGCCAATGCGGTGCCGGGGATACCGAACTTCACCTTATACAGCCAGAAATACTTGTACTTGCCGTTGGCCTTCTTTGCCCGGAAGCCAATAGCCACGGGAGTACCACCATCCTCACTGCAATAGACCACAACACCGTTGCTGTCGATGGTGGAACCGCTGAGAACAGATGCGACGGTAGCGCCCAGATCATCCACACCCAGAGAAAGGGTGCCGTTCTTGAACTCCTTGACCACTTCCGCTGCGCCATCGTCTGCGTACAAAGTGGCTTCTGCCAGTTCCACGGACAGATCTGCGCTCATAGCCTTTGCCAGCTGAACAGGGGTACCATAGGTCTCATTGCCTTCCGCGTCCTCAGTAATGGACGCATAATACAGTTTATCCAGACCAATTGTTGCCATAGGTCATTCCTCCATTTCATAAAATTTAGCCACATCAATGGCATAATTGTGATAGCCGGAATCGTCCTCATGGCCGATATACCGACGATCTGTAATGGTGATGTCCGCAGCCAAGCAGGCCCGGACCAGGGTGTTTTTCCACTTGGTGTAGCTGCCTTTTGTGAAAAGAGACAGGCGTACCTCCTGGATCTCCATACCCGGCGTGTTATCCGCATGGAGGTCAAAGGTGTCCACCAAGGGAGTGAGAACCAGGTATTCGGATGGGGGTGTGTCTTTGAACACACCAGTTTCAACTGCGATGCCGCTTGTTTTGGCGATCGCATTCAGCTCAGACAAAAGGCTCACAGCTTTGCAACCTCCTCTTCAAAGGTCTGCTCCATAACCCGCATGCACTCTGCGCGAGCAGCGGTCTTAGCGGGTTTTAGGAAAGGCCGAGCGGGCTGGCCGTGTTTCCCGTATTCGATAAGGTTTGCCAGCATGGCGTTGCTGCCCCCGTCTGACCGAGGTTCGGCGAAGCCAACTTTGATGTTGTGGTTGCCGTTTTTGTCGGCCTTTGTTGGGGACAGGCCAAGTGCGCCTTCCAGTTCACCAGTGGACCGGGATTTGTACTTGGTGTTTTTACCGACCACAGAGGCCAGATTGCTTCTCACCTTTTCCAGTACAACTTTGCCACCAGCCTCCAAAACCTTCTCGGTAATTGTGTCGGTGTTGCTCCCCAGTTTAGAGAGCTTCAGAAGAAACTCTTCTGGCATTTTTACATCGACTTTAGCCACTGGGCTTCACCTCCCGGGCAAGCACCTCGATATACATACCGCGGCCTTTCACATCTTCAATGCTGGTGATCTCAAAGCGATGGCCATCGCAGAGAATAACCATTGCAGTTGTAACTGTGGTATGCGGAATCGCACGGAAGCGGAAAAGGTCTGTAGCATCGGTGAAGGATGCACGATTGGCCCATTTCTCGCTGCCATGCCGCCCTTCGCGATAAGCGCGGACAGTTGCGACGGTGAAGTATTCCTCAGTACAGAAGCCTTCATCGTCAGAAACGGTTCGCATCTCCTGAATGTCGATAAAAGAATTCATATTCCCCAGGGACATACATTACACCTTCCATTCTCTGTCAAGACGGAGCAGCAGGTTAACGGTATTCCATACCTGCTGTCCGGCTTGGACATTATCGGCGAAAAAGCCGCCAGTGCTGCCATCCCGGGACTCGTAGAAATGGGATGACAGCATGATGATGGCCTGTTCGGTAGTAGGCGGCATAGGAATTACCTGGTAGGTCCCCGCAGGGATGTGCTGGTAGCTTTCAGCATAGGAGATGGCGGCGGTGATATAAATTCCCAGCAGGTCATCATCCTCGGAATGCTCCAGGATAAGGTTCTGTTTGACTTTCGTCAAAAGTTCACTCAACATCGCCGCCGCCCCATTTCACTTAGCCAGCCTTCATCTGGAGGCACTTGATGGCCTCGGGCAGAATCAGCTTGCCATCGACACGCTTGGTAGCCAGGAAGCCGACCTGGCCAGTGTCGGCGTAACGCTCGTTCAGGCGACGGAAGGAAATACCAGTTCGGTCGCCAATCCAGTAGTAGGAGAAGTCGCCGAACAGGATGGGCTTGGAGCCAGCAGCGACTTCAGGAGCGAAGGGAGAGTGGAAGATGGGCTTGCCCAGCAGGGTCTCGTGATCGCCCTCGTGGATAGCCTTCTGCCACAGATACTGGCCAGTGGTGTCCTTCAGCTTGCGAATGTACTTCATGGTGGCGTCGTTCATGACCCACACTGCGTTGGCACGGTAAGGTGCGGGCAGAGAGTAGAACAGGTCGATCAGCTCGTCAGCGGTAATGGCGGTGGCAGACGCGGCGGTCACACCAACCTCGGCAGCGCCATCAGCCAGGATACCAGTGGGCTTACCAGAACCGTCGCCGATCAGGAATGCCTCTTCCTCCTTGTTACCGATGCGGC